TTACGCATAAATCCCCCCTTGTACTTGGAAAGAGATTGTATTTGTAGGGTGTACGGCGGTGCCGCATACCTTGCCCAAAGTTGGGCGGGGTTTGGCATTACAAGCGGTCAGATTCTGCGAAAGTTTTGCGAATTTCTGCTCGGCGTAGTCGCTCAAGCGGTCGGGGAATTGTGCCACGATGTGAAGTAAACGATATTGGGCGGATAACTGCCAGCGGGCTTCGTCTGCACTTGGGGCTTGGACTTTAACAATGTTTTCTTGATAGGCGTGTGCGTAACGATTTACGCATTTGAGTAGGTAGATCATTGGGGTAACTCCACAGATAGATTTTTGACTATCTACCGCAAGTTTCCACGCTTGGCGGTAGAGCGTAACGGGGTGGAAAACTGTCATCTGTGGAAAACAGCCAACGATTGAACGTTGCCCATTACGCCCCACCATAGAATGACGCTCTTGGCTTTCGTGAAGCTCTAGGCGTTCTTGGGGTGTGCGTAAGCTACGAACAAAAAAAGCGCAAGGCGCGCTATTGTTCGCCACAGATAAATAATTCGAGTTTCCACGCTCGGCTTCCGATTTTGCGAAAGCAGGGGCAATATAGCCCTGCTCGGTGGATTTGTGAAGTGAAAAAAATTCATAGTTATTGATTTTTGAATTAAATTTGCTAATATGTTTGCGCATTTCTTTTTTCGACATATGGTTTACTCCTAATGTGAAATTTCCCCCAAGTCGCAAGGCTTGGGGTTTTTATTGCCTGCGGTTAGCTGTTTTTCAGTGTGATAATGAATTGAGCTAAATCGGGTAATCGCCAAAATAGCAATGCCAGCCCGCCACTAATCCCCAAAGCGATTAGTAAGAATTTAAAGCCTTTGTATAGCTCCATTCCCGCCGCATCTGCACCTTGTTCGCTCATTTGTCCCCCTAGTGTGAATTTTGTGATGAATTTGAAGATGTTCATTTTTGCCCTAAAAGCTCGATAGCTCGCTCAATCTGCTCTTTGGTGATTGGCTCAATATCGGCATAATCTTTACGGTGTTTGTTCGCTTGTAGTTTGCCGTTGTGGAAATTGGCAATTTTGCGCACCTGTGCTGCATCTGCCACGGTGTAGCGCGTGTAAAGCCGCCCCGCGGGGCTTTCTTCCTTAATACGTTTGAGTTTGATCGAGAGCAAATTTTCTAAGCGGCTCACTTCGTTGCGAGCGTTCAAGAAGTGAACTTCAAAATAGGCTTCTTTCTCGCTAATCCCTAAATGAACGTTAGAAATTAAGGCGCGCGTAACGGTAAGTAGTCGATTTGCCATCATTACCCCCGTGCGGCTTCTTTGGCGGCAATCCATTGGCGGATTTCGTCCAAGTTCCAGCGGATATGATTTTGAGAAAGCACTATCGGCTTTGGAAAGGTGTGATCTTCTTTGCGCAGTGCGTTGAGCTTGGTGCGTTTAAAGCCGACCATTCGCATTACGTCTTCGGTGTTGCCCCAAACGGCTTGTACTGGTGGTTGGGTTTGTTTGATTGGTTGGGTCATTCTTTCTTTTCTCCCGTTAAGCTGTGTTGTGAAGTGATTGGTTAAGCAACGTTGCGAGAGTATTAGAACGAATTAGGATAGGCTTATAGCAAGGGGGTAATAGCAACTTTCGCTATTACCCCTTACTATCATAGTAATAAAATCAATTAGTTACGATTAAGTGGGCAAGCAATAATTTCTATTGCTTGGGCTTGTTTTTGGGAAAGGTTATATTTTTGCTGTAAATCAGCAACAATAGCCGTAGATTTTGGGGCGTTATTCAAGGCTTCATCATAGGCTTGCCAGTACGTTTTACGGGTTTGAATGGCTAAAGCCAAGCGATCATTTTCCATAAATTCGTTGAGTAATATCACTTGATTTTGGCTTTCTAATTGTTGGTGAAGTTGAGCAACCTGTTTTTCTAACTGTTCGATTTTATCTTGATATTCTTTTATTTTATGAACATCATTATTTTCGTTTAGTTGAATAAACCTAATCAAGTCATCGTGTAAAATTTCTATCTGATCTAAGGATAGTTCAAAGGTGTCATCATTTCTTAATGCAACATCAACAAGATTAAAATTTATTTCAAAAGACATCGTTACCAAAATATCATTTTCATCTCTCTTTACTGATTGAATAGGAAATGATTTAGGGACTTTTATTCTTTTTTGGCTAGTAATAGAATGTTCATTCCCATAAAACGCTTCTTTGGGTAAATCAAAGTAACCTTGAATAGATAGCATATATAAATGCCTTAGTTCTAATTCAATGAAGTCATTTTGATGATGTATAAAGTCAATCGTTTTTCTATCTCCAAACCGATCAACTGTATCTAGGCTTCCAGAAAGATATAAGTAACGGCTATTAAATTGGTATCTATCTGAAATTAAAGCATCAGTATATTTTATCACTTCCAAGTGATTGTTTTTATAAAGAACAGTGTGACTTTCCCAAAATGAGATTATTTTGATGTTACATTCTATTCCGCCAATGCTATATATTGCTTGATTGCTGCACTCCATTCTGATTACCGTTTTTAATAATCCATTTCTCGCAAAATGAATTAAATCCGCAATTTCTAGCAAATCATAATTATGATGCTTTTTAAGGTAATCTAATGCTTGTGACAATGTATAGGATGTTCTATTTGGAATTAACATTTATATTTCACCTAGATTTTAATTAAAGTCAAAAAATCCACTTCTGAAAGCAGTTGAATAGGGTGTCCTTTCTCTATTAGTTCCCTTGCTTTGATTTCTTTGCTGCTAAGCTCTTTTCCATTGAGTTTCGTTAAATCCTGTTCGCCAATCACCAGTAGCGTTACTTTTTTACTTACCCCTGTTGCAACATTACAGCCTGCTTGAGCCGCCAATTCTGCCGCTTTGGCTCTTGGGATAGACAATTCGCCCGTAAATACGATTGTTTCACCGTGTAATTCGCCTTCGGGGTTGCCTTCTAACTTACCGTGGGCTTTTTGGTAATTTTCAAGATCAATCGGTTTTTTTACTCTCTGCAACCAAAAATCTAAATCTTGCTGACTATCCGCCAAGGCTTTTAGTAAGATTTCCCCTGCAACAAGCACATCATCCAACGCATCGTGGTGATTAGCCTGCTTAATCTTTAATGCACTTGCCATACTTGCTAATCCATAGCCATATTTCGCAAATTCTTGATTCCAAGAGCGGCGGACTACTCGCACAATATCCAGCCATTGATTTGATAATTCAGGGAAAATTCGAGTGAGTGAGCTACGATCAAATGCACCATAAGAGCAAATAAGATTATCCGCAAATTTGGCTTTGATTGTGTCTGCTACATCTGAAAGTGTCGGTGCGTTCCTTACAGTTCTTTCGTCTATGCCGTGGATTGCCACGTTCATATAGTGAAAGTCTGTTTTAGGATTGATTAAGGTGTGCCATTGGTCTGTAATTTGCCCGTTTTCGTAGGTGACGATAGCAATTTGGCAAATGCTCGTGATGTTTGGGTTTGCCGTTTCAATATCAACAATTACGTATTTCATAAAATGCCCCTTTCGCATTTTCCCTTATGGTAGGAACGCACCAACAAGATAAGGTTTCTTGCTTTCGGGGATCAGCCTAGGTGCGTTTGATTTGGTTATTTTTTCGGTTTATGGCTAACTGGTTGTGTCGTTGGTCTTGGTGGTGGTGCTTGATTAGCTACTTTTAAATTAAAACCTTCAGATATTTGTCGGTTTAAAGCAGCAACATTTAGGCTTCTTGTTTCATAATCTGAAATACTATATCCTTCAAGAGAAGGATTAGCTCCATCGGTCTGATTTGATTTTTTATCTTCTTCTGTCATTAGTTTCCTCCGTTTGTAGGTTGTTGAGTTGTTGATATGAGTAAATTATCAGGTTTTTCAGATAGACTAATATAATCTACTTTGTATATGCTATCCATACCATTATCAGAAATTATAAAGACCTCTGCATTATGTATACACAGCTCACAAAAACCATCTGTTTCATTTATAGATACTACTATACCACGAATAAATAAATCTTTATCCCATATGGTAACATCTATCCAATCATTCCTTTTTAATTTTAATAACTGGTAATTAGTTGAATAGTTACCATATTTGCTCGTTAATCCTAGCTTCAGCAATAAGGATGAAAAATACTCTTTATGATCAATATAGGAGATAAATAAACCTAATAAAAATGAGACAAAACCAGCCTTAATTATCTCTTGATAAGGTATTTCTTTGATTTCTTTATTGTTAAAATCCCATACATTTAAGATTTTTACATCCTTCATATCAAAACCCACTTTTCCAACTTCATAGAAAAGAGTAGCTATATAGTATAGCTGAAGGATAGCATAGGACATCACACCATAAAAAATAATAAAAATTGAGTATTTGAAATTGTCCCAAGGCTTATGTTCAGTTATTTTATCTAGTAGCATAGTTGTGATAATGCCAGGAAATAAAATCATAATGATTTTTATGCTAAGTTCATCCATATATTTTCTTCTCTTTGGTTATTTAGCCAGTATTTTGTAGGCTTTTTTTAGTTTTTTCAAGGCTAATTCATTGCCGACTGTTGGCAAAGTGAAGAATAAGGCTTCTATTTTCTCTATTCGGGCTTTTAAGCATTGAACTAGCTCTTTTTTAGGGTATGGCTCAAAGTCATCGTATAAACTCATAAAAGTGAAAGTTTTTTTATTTCCGCCAAGATAGTATTCAATAGCAAGATCCATTAAAACGGGGTTATTTTTCGCAATTTCGCACTGCATTTTAGGCTCCTTGTGGTAATATAAAAGGTCGATTTGTACCCCAAAAGCCTATACAAGATTTCTTGTGTGGGCTTTTTTATAGATCCAATCCATTAAACTCCGCCAAGGCTTTCTGCTGTTCTGCCGACATCTCAAAGGCTAAATCGCCATATTCTAATTGATACGTTCCCAACGCCATTAAGAAAGCGATTGTGGGGTCAATCTTATTTGCTGATTTCTTCTTGTTTGGTTTGATATTGGCATTGGCATCACTTTCCATCACCACATTTGACAACGCCCAGGATAATATCGGGTCGCCGTTGTGTTCTATCATTTGACGGTTGATCAGCACTTCCGCAGATTTTGCCACTGGGCTGTAGCGTTGGTAAGTTTGTGGGAATGGTTCAACATCTAAGCCATAGCCTTGTAATTGTGTGCGTAGGTGTGTGGCATTCCATACATCAAAGCCAATCATTTTGATTTCGTACTTCTCGGCATCTTTGAAAATATCATCTCGAATGCGGTCGTAGTCGATACAGTCGCCCTTAGTAATCCGTAGCCACCCCATACGCTCCCAGTTGCGATACATTGCTCTATTTTTGTTGGCCACGTTCTGCAGTTGATATTCAGGAATGTAGTGTCGGGTAATTAGCCGCACTTTGTTCTGTTCGACTGGGAAAATGTAGCAAAGACTGGTTAAGTCATTGGTGCTTGATAGGTCCAGCCCCATATAGCACGCCTTGCCCCGTAAATCGTCTTCGTAGTAGGCTCTTTCGCACGCTTTCCAGTTGCCTTCGCCAAGCCAAGGGGTAGAGCCATTGCACCACACATTAAAGCGTTTGGTGAGCATTTCCACCCATTCGGACGGAATGCCACGAGCTTTCGCTATGGTGTTCTCAAAATCTTTGTAGGGAATCGATTTGCCGATATTGGGGTTTGCCTTGATCCAGTTTTTCGGGTCGTCCACTTCGTTTTCATCATCGAGTTCATAAATCAGAATGAAGATAGACTCGTTCTTTTCTGTGCCGTCTAGGATTTGGCAACAATAGTCATAATGTTGCTTACAAGCTGAAATGGTGTTACTACCTGCAGTGGTGATCGCAAATAAAAGCCCTTCAGGTCTTGCCCCTTGTCCTAACTCTAACGCACTGTATACACTGTTATCGGGGTGTAGGTGATATTCATCGACTATCGCAAGGCTCGGGTTTGTACCTTCAATGGTGCTAGATTTCGCTGCAAGCGGTCGCATTAGGCTGTTTTTTTGCGAATAGAGCATTTTATGCTGTTGAATAGTGAGCCTTTTACTCAATGGCTTGCTAAGCAGTGCCATTTTCTTGGCATCATCAAACACAATTCTCGCTTGGTCTCGGCTTACTGCTGCGGTGTAAATATCTTGTTGCCCTTTTTCCATCACTAAGAACCAGTTCGCCAAGATAGCCGCCACCGTTGATTTAGCATTTTTTCGGGCCACTTGAACATAAGCAGAACGATATTTTCGCAAGCCAGAATCACGATATTTAAAGCCTAAAATGTTCGCAAATAAGAAAATTTGCCAATCTGATAATTCAATCGGCTGTTTATATAGGTGTCCTTTGACGTGGGGGCAAAGTGCGGAAAACTTGACGAACTTCGCTACCGTTTCCACATCAAAATAGTAATCAGGGTTGGCAAGGTCGGCAAAATAGCGATCAACCGCTTGCTTGATGCGTTTACAAGCAATGATTTCACCGCTTTTTACTTGCTCTGCGTAGGTGTGCCATTGGCTCATAGTTTGTCTAATTCGTCCGCTTCGTCTGTGTCGATTGGGGTTTTACGTCTGCTTACAGGGTCAAAACCAAGCAGGGACGACATTTTAATGATGATTTTTTCCGCTTCACTTTTGGCTGTTAAGGCGGGATTGCGGGCTTCTGTGCCTTGGCTGTTGGTAATACTAAAACCACGCTCTGCGATATTTTGAACCGCTTGGCGATAAAGCGAATAGTTCACGCAATATAGTTCTAAGTTGGTGTAATCTTCGCTAGTAATATCGCCACGTTCGGCTAATACTTGAATTTTGCTGCCCCATTGCTCCTTTGCGATTTTGTCGAGATAGTCGGGGGCTTTCGGTAGTTTCTTTTTTGTCATTGGATTTCCTTATATTCAACGGGCCCGATTTTGAGCTGGCTCAAGTGTTACCATATGACCACGGTTCAGTTATGTACATATGTACATAGCTAAGGTGTTGTGATATCGCAACAGCTCAACCGATCCAAAATTGGATCGGCTCAAAAGTGAGCCCACCTATATTTTCTGAAAAATTGCCGTGCGTAAAAATTAACTTGGGGGGGCGGTTCTGACGGGTTGAGCATTTCTTTTCAAAACTCCCCCCACCCGTTGCAATCGTTCAAAATTTCCGCAAAGCTCAAATTTGAGCTTCGTTTATTATTTATACAAAATCCAGTTTTGGATTTCGTCAGTCCTTTACTTCTTCGCACCATAACCACGTTTGTCTATTTCCCTTGTCTTGTAGCTGTGGCAATCTCGACAAAGGGCTTGATGATTGCTTGCTACCCAAAAGAGCGGATCAGCTTGTCCATTCTCTACGGGCTTGATGTGGTCAATAACTGTCGCTGATGTATAAATCCCTTTAGCTAAACACATCACGCACAACGGGTTATGCTTGAGATATTCCGCTCGATACTTCGACCACTGATAGTTATAACCACGCTTTGCTGCACTCTCTCGGCTGTCCTTTGGCTTATGTTCCACACATCGTCCCGACTTCACTCGGTGACGACAACCTGGGAAAGTACAACGCCTTAATGGTTGCATCGGCATAGCTTATCCCCTAGTAGATTGCGGGTTCTCGGTAGGGATTCCATAATGCCTTGATAGTCATCGGGACTTCATACTGTTGAACATCACTGACTATTTCACGATTCACATATAAGTGACCGATAAACATCAAGCAACCTACTTTAATTCCCTTGGTAAATTGCACCGTTTCCGCTGTGGTTTCATTTCCCCACACTTTGCCGATATGATTGCTTGCCGCTTCCAGTGCAGCATCGGCATAGGCTTCTAAGAGTTCATCATCAAGATCGTGTTCTATGCGTAAGTGGGCTTTGATTTCGTTTAGGTCAATAGTAGGTTTAGCCATTGTGTGCTTCTCCTTCCTTACACATTAGTTGAAGTTCTTCGTGACGTTCTTTGCTGTCGATTACCGAATAAATATCAAAAATCTGTTCGCCATACTTCACTCGCATTTTGCGATCAATCTTTAAATCAGGTTGATAACGAATGCGAATGCGTGTGATATTTTCTCCCATCATAAAAGGGCCACTAAAATATTCACGCCCTTGTAATGGCTCAATACTTGCCCGAATGGTTTTTACATCTTCCCAATCTCGCTTTACTGAACCATAATTATTCGATTTAGGTAAAACTCTCTGCAGTGTAATCACCTTATCGAATCGCCCAGCCCTAACCATTCTCGCCATCTTTGCCCCCTTGTTTGACTTCTACAGTCTGCTTCCACGCTTGACTAAATTCATCACCACCATCATAAGGCGGTAAGCCTTCACGCTTGCGAGCTTCATTCGGGCTAAGAATGCCGCACTTGATTGCGGTGTCATAACTGCGAAAGCGGTCTTGCTGATTGGTTCGCAATAAGTCGCTAGTGTCAAACTCAATTACATAACGCTTACGGCTGTTACTGGTGAGATCAATCATCAACGCATCTTTAAGCTGCTGTTCAAAATTGACTAAATGCGGTCGCAAGGTTTGACCTAAGAACGCCCGACTGGCTTCACTGAAATTCGCATAGCTTGAATGTGAATAATCTTGTAGGAAAATCGGGCTGATATTGAAAATGCGGGCAATATCTTCAATAGTGAATTTACGACTTGATAACCATTCGGCATCTTGGTTACTCATTCCCAACTGCTTGTAATCCATTCCACCTTCTAAAATTGGTGTCTTACCTGCATTTTTTGCACCTTGATAACGTTTCAAGGCTTCCATCGCCTTTTGCCCTTTGGCTTGGTCGAACCATTCCGTAGTTGTCACAATACCACCCGCCATTAAGCCGTTTTTCATAATTGCTGATCCGTGTCGCTGTTGAGCTATACCAAGCCCGACAGCTTCTCGGCAAACGGTAATAGGCGAACGCCCCATAAAGCCATCATTAGAGGCGTGGCGTAGGTGTAAAATTTCATCTTGTAAGTAGGTATGAAGTCGCCCGTCTAAATCGGCAATTTGATAGATATATTCGCCTTTCGGGGTGCGTTGGATATTGACCGCTTGCGGGTGAAAAGGGGTTAGGCTCTCGGCTTGCCCTTTATCATTCCAACCAATCACCGCATAAGCATTCCCATTCAGTAGAACGTGCCGCATCATCACTTCTTTAAATTGGTAAGGTGTTTGGTTACGGTTCGGCATTTCATTGAGCAGATATTCTACGCTGTGATTTTCTATGCGTTTTCGACCGCTTGCATTTACTTCAAACAAATAACAAGGCATTGATGCCACCGCTTGAGCAATGACATTCACCGCATTTAATACCGCTGGCAACGCTTCGGCGGTGTAGGGGCTGACATATTCGCCCGCCCCTGTGTTTGCCGTACCAAGTAAGCCTATCAAGTCATCAATCGTAAGGCTTCGGGTCTCGGTTTTCTTTTTGAATAATCCGAACATTTAAGCCCCCAATAGTTGCAACCACTTCTTGCGGTTGTCATCTTGCCAAGTTGTAGAATCTTGACCTTTTGCCACCGCTTGCGAACGTTTTAAAATTTCAAGGCTTGAATCAGGGTAGGCGGGAATACTGGTTACGGTGATTTCTACCAATTCCGCTTGCTGTACCGTCCGTAAATTCGGCTCTACACTAAAATCCCATTCATTCTTGATCGTGCGAAAGCCAAACGACATTCCGCTAATATCACCACGTTCAACACTGACTAATAAATCTCGCCCTAATTGTGTATCAGGTGGAATCAGCTCAAAACGCAAGCCAGTGCTATCTTCTTCTAGTTTGAGTGTACTGCTTGAAGTTCGTCCTAGCAGTTTTGTGTGATCGTGTTCAAACAACGCCCGCACATCTTTGCCCGACTTCAAGGAATCAGTAAACGCATTCGGGGCAAAACGTTCTACATATTCGCCCCACAATGTTTCGCTTTCTTTGTTCCACTGCACCACATAACCGACTAATTTCTTGCTTTCACTATCGGCTGAAAGTGTCGCAGAACGAATTTCTAAATCTTTGTCTGTTGTTGTCATCTTCTATCACCTTAAAGACAAAAAAGGGGCGTATCATCGCCCCTGTGGTTGTTCTGCTTAGGCTTTCGCTTCAAGCACTTTAATAGCGTTGGAATCCACCACGCCACCGCCAAGATATTTATCAGTGTGAACCTTATAAAAGCCGGGCTCGGTGATTGCATCAGGTTTGGTGCGTGTGCCTGTTGCGTGATCGACAATCGTATAACCACGTTTGAAGTCACCCACCGCCAAGAAGGCATTTGTACCTGTTGCATCGGGCATTGTTTCCAAATAGTACACTGGCAAGCCTAAAAGGGTCGCTGGGCTACCAACTTGTAAGCCATCACGCCAAATGTAATCGCCATTGCCATTTTTGAGTTTTTGCAATGTGGCCGCCGTTTGTGAGTTCATCACCCAAACGGCATTTTTACGGTATTTGCTATGCAACGAGAACAAGAGATCGATCAAGGTGTCCGCAGATAGTTTTGCGGGTTGCACTTCCATTTTCTGCAATGTGCCAAACGGGCGGGCTTTGTCGTTTTGTGTTGTTCTTGGATAGGTTAAAAAGCCTTTAGCTTGTTTTGTGCCTGTGCCGTTGGTGAGATCGGTTTCTTCCGTTTCAACAAAAGATTCTGAAATTTCATCAGTAAGCCAGCCGAGAATATCCACGCCGCCAAAATCCAAAATCTCTTGAGTGGTTTTCGGGTAGGCGTAAATGTTATGAACCGCAATAGTAACTTCATTCAATTTCGGTGTTGCTGTTTCTGTGCGTTGTTCACCTTCGCCAATATGATTTACTGCTGCACCGCCAGCCGATACTAATTTCTTCCACTCTTTGCCTTCGGTGAGTTTCACCACATTAGCAATCTGACGCATCACAGAATCATCAGTCAAACGAGTCATCACTTGCTTGTCTAACTGTGGGATTACAGAATAGCCACCATCTGCACCGCTATTAGTATTTGTGGCTAAAGAACGCAATTCACCCGTTTTAATCCAGTGTCGCAATTCTTCATTGCCTACGTTTACTTTGGCATTTTCGACATTTTGCCCTTGCTGATTACGTTGTTCATCGGTGATCGCTTCATAGCGTGCAATTTCTTTCGCTAATCCGTCAGCTTGTGAACGTAGTTCATCAAACTTCGCCCCTTCTGCTTCAGTGGTTGAGCGTTTTTCTTCGTCTGCTTTGGTTAAGATCGAACGCATCTCATTTTCTAACACTGCTTTTTGCTGGCGTAGTTCTAACAATTTTTTAAACATTATTTACTCCTTAGAGTTTTCTTTGAAATTGTACATATTGGTTAATTCATAACGAATTCGGTAATCAATTGCCGAACCTACCCAAACATTATTTTCAGTGTCATATTCGTATTCGTAGGCTTGATGAAAGTCTGATCGAATAGAAAAATGCTTAAAGCTATGACCAAGAATGATGTTGTTGATTTTCTCGCTGATTTCATCAAGACGGGCTTCACCTTCGTTAAAAGGGATATAAGTCAAAATACTTAAGTTTGCCTGCCATTCGATGCTACCAATTGCGATAGGGTCGGCTTCGGCTGAATTGAGATAAACCGCAATCAACGGCAAACCATTTTCAACATCATCAATTTTAGGTAGTCCATTGTGAAAATAGCCAACATCTTCAATTGCATTTGCTAAAAGCTCGACAACTTCTTGACGAATTCTGTTATGAATGTTCATTTAAGTCCTCTTAATTAAGAAGGCTACAAATAGCCCATAGCACAATATAAGGACAAATAAACAGTAGTAAATAGGTTGATTTTTAGGCGGTAAGATACGATAAAAAACGAAAGCTAAATTTACAAAACTTTTTCAGGCGGGAATTTTGGCGGCTGAACGGCTGAATTTGAGCAATTATTTATTTCACTTTTTCACTTTTAACTCACTTTCTACTTTCTCTTTATATATCAATTATTTATTTCTTTTATAAATGGAAAAGTGAGAAAGTGAGTAATATATAAAAGGGAATTTTTAAGAATTGAAAAAGGAATAAAAAAGCCCCGATGAAATACGGGGCTAGTGGTTACTTGGCAAGGGTGGAACGTATCGAGCACTGCTCGACATAATCGCCCCATAGCTGCATTACGGGCTTACGTTGTTCTAAATAGGTGGTGCGATTGTAAACTAGGCTTACTTCGCTCCCTGTAGCGTGTGCCAAGCACGCTTCGGCTACTTCATAACTTACACCATTTTCTGCTAAAAAGGTTCTAGCAACCGCTCTTAGTCCGTGGGCGGTTTGTCGTCCGCTATATCCCATTTTTCTTATAGCACTATTAGCGGTCTCTTTACTCATAGATTTATTCGGATCGCTGTAGTGCGGGAACACATAACGGGCATTACTTGAAATTGACTTCATTCTTTCCAAAATAGCGAGAGATTGAGTAGAAAGCGGCACAGTATGGCTATTTGCTCCTTTCTTGGTTTTTTTCATCTTCTCGGCTGGGATATGCCATAGCTTTTCATTCCAATCAATTTCAGACCACTCCACGCTAACAGCTTCAGCGGGGCGAACCATTGTTAATAGCTCCCACTGGATTAAAATCTTAGTTATTAGATCACGATTAGAGTTGTGTAGCACCGCCAAAAATTCAGGCAATTCGCTCGGATGAATGGCTGGGTTGCTCTGCTTCGGCTTCTTACTGAATGCTTCGCCGACTTTTTCGCAATAGTTAAACTGCAGCAATCCCGTATTTACGGCATAGTTTAAGATTTGATTTGTAAGCCTAATCAGGCGGTGTAATGTATCGCTTTTTCCTGCCGCTGATAACGGCTTTAGCGTTTCCACCAGTACAAACGGGGAAATGCTAGAAATGGGATAATGCCCCAACTTCGCAAAGATATATTTTTCAAGCCTTTGCCAATTCTTTTCCATAGTTAAAGGTTCAACATCAGTCTGCCGTTTTACTCGCCAATTCTCTGCCACCTTGTAAAAGGTATTTGATAAATCTTGCCGTTGAGCCATTTCTTGTTCTTGGCGGTGAATTTGTGGATCAATACCTTTAGCTAATAAAGCACGATATTCATCACGAATAGTTCTAGCTTGTGCCAAAGTAATTTCGGGGTAAGTGCCAAGAGAAATTTTAGTGCGTTTATTAGATATAGGGCGATAGTAATTAAATTTCCAGCTTTTAATGCCAGTAGATAGCACTAACAGAAAAAGCCCGTAGCCATCAGTCAAACTATAATCTTTCTCTTTAGGTTTAGCTTTATCAACTTCTGTGTTTGTTAAAGGTTTGGTAACTCTTGCCATAGTAACCGCCAAAAATTTTAGTAACCGCAAAAATAAAATCTCGCAAGCCTTGAATATCAGGCTTCCCCGCGTTTTTAGTAACCGCGACTTTGGGGATCTTAGCACGCGGTTACTAAAACGGTTACTAAAATTTGCGATTAGATAAGGTAAATTGCGACAAAAAATGACAAGTAAAAAGGGCTAGAAAAGCAAAAAGCCCTTGATAATCAAGGGCTTTACGAAAGGTTGCGTTAAGTTACGCTAGGAATAATGGTGCGACTAGCTGGACTCGAACCAGTGACCCCCACCATGTCAAGGTGGTGCTCTAACCAACTGAGCTATAGTCGCAAAATCAAGCGGAATTCTAGTGAAAAATTAGTATGGATTCAAGTGCTTTTCATTGGTTTGCAGGCAACTGATGATTTTTAATGCGAATTTAATGCGGTTTGAGTGAAAATCGCTTTGTCTTCCCAGCGTAGTAAGGTGAGATAATTGCCCCATACACAGCCAGTATCTAAGGCATAAATATTTGGGGGTGTTGGGTAACCGATAAGACTTGCCCAATGCCCAAACAGAATGTCTTGGGTGGTAAATAGTGGGTTAGCGAGTTCAAACCATGGCTTCAATTCATTATTTACTTCGTGCGGTGGTAATTTACACTCAAAATCTAACCGCTTGTCAGGGTAGCAGAATCGCATTCGAGTAAAAACGTTAATCGCATAACGTAGTCGTTCAATGCCTTGTAAATTCGCTGACCAGTGATCGGGCTGATTATCATACATTTGAGCCAGTAGCTCGCCATATTGCTCAGAACGCAGTACTTGCTCAACCTCATGAGCACATTGTTTGGCGGTAGCAAGATCCCATTCTGGGCTAATGCCGGCGTGTGTCAGAATAAACTGATGGCGTGGATGTTGTAACAAAAGGGGTTGCTGGCGAAGCCAGTTAATTAATTCATGACGATCAGGTGCATTTAAAATAGCATCCACTTTATCTTTTGATTTTACTTTCTTGATGCCAAGAGCAGTCGCTAAGAAGTGTAAATCATGATTACCAAGCACTGTTTTGGCTTGTTCACCTAGTGATTTAACAAACCGAAGGCATTCTAGAGAATGATCACCTCGAGCGATCAAGTCGCCTGTTAGCCATAGCTCATCCACTTTAGGGTCAAATGCCACGTTGGCAAGAAGTTGCTGGAATTCGGCAAAACAGCCGTGTAAATCACCGATAATATAGGTTGCCAT